TTAATAGCCTCGGTCTGAAACCAAGTATTTAATCCATCTTTTGAAAGTTGTCCGAGTATCGTGCTGACCGAAGGCACGAGAGTTCCAGGACTAGCCTTGGCGTCACGCAAGGTGGTGTTTCTGGGTTTTCCGTTTTTACCAATAGTTGTATAGCGAGGTTCACCAGTTTTGGCATCGTACCAATGCTGAGACATAAATTTTCCCCTTTAGTTTTCATTATTCAGCAGATGCTTCTGGTTGTTGAACAGGCTGGTTTAATCCAGCCACCTGTGGCGCAGCTTGAGCATGAATCTTAGCAATCAGAGCTTTAGCAGATTGCTCAATATGCTTTAACAATGCTTCTACTTCTTGGATTTCTAGTGATAAGTTAATCATGTTTTCCTCAATCAAGTAAATTTAAAATAGCGTTACGGCTAGTAATATCCAAACAGCAGTCAGCACATACCTGAATCACATCTTTGATTACAGCAGTCAAGTCTTGTGTTTCAAAGGCAATCAACTGTCGTTCTTCATCTACGCCAAAAGGCTGTGTTGAAATAATGGCTTTGTCGCCAATAACATCTCTAATGTGATTTAGCATGGCTTTCTCCTTAGAATGGTGTTAAATCATCTTCTATTGTGTTTCTAGGCATTTCATCAGAGCCAGCAGCCTTAAAGCCTACAGGTTCTTTGACTTTGCCCACCGAAATACTGAAATACTTACCTACTTTTGCAGACTCTTTAATCCATGCGCTAAGGTAATGTTCTTTGCCTTGAAGCATGATTGACCCTGTGTAATCTGGGTGATTATCAGAAGTCTTGCGATTGTTCTTGAACAGCGATGCGCTGCCTTCCTTCATTTCGTAGGCCATTAGATTTCCTTTGCTTTTACGATTGGTTGTTTAACTTGTGGACTGCTTGCTGCATTACCATCATCATCGGCTTGCACTACGCCAACAACTGCTGCTAAAGCGTATCTACGCATATAGGTCAATGCCGAACCAGCGCCTTGCGCATCTGGTTTGGTTACTGGTAAAGACATCTCTTTACTAATCCATTCGCCAGAAGAATGACTGAGAACGGTAGTGAGTGACATTGTTCCGTCAAAATACTCGCCAGGAAACTGCATAACAGCCAAGCCATTCTCAGCAAGCAAGCTACGACAAGAATCCCAAACAGATTCCAAGTCAGCATAACGGCTCTTGAAAAACGGATTTGCAGAATCTTTGGTCGCATAAGTTAATTTCCCCTGAACGATTGACAATGCTTTGGCTAAGTTGGCGATAGATTCAGATTGACGCATTTGAACCTCCAAAGATGTTGCCAAAGTCATTGAATACGCTTTGTAGCAATACATTGCGTTTATTGTTGGGTTTGCCACAAGCAGCACGAATTACATCCACATCGTCTTGCGACAATTCTGTGCCGTATTCCATGTTATTCAACGCTACTTCCAAGCGTTCTTCCATTTCGGTCATTACTTGGTACATTTCATCCATCTAAATTCCCCTTAGATACATAGCGAAATTGCTATAAATGCCATTGTAAGCTAATTCAAGTGTCTGTCAAGAAGTATTTGCAAATTAGCAACATACGCTGTAAGATTGCACAGATGAAATTAAAACTGACCGATTCTGCCATTATTGATTTACTTGGTGGGCCAACAAAAGTGGGCAAATTATGTGGGGTAACCCCTAATGCTGTGTCTCAATGGCGAAAAAACAACATTCCTTATGCCCAGTTTGTATTCTTGGCGGCAACTCTTGAAAAAGAGTCGCATGGGCTAATTACAAGGCAAGACATATTCCCAACTAACTTTTGGCTTATATGGCCTGAGTTGCTTAAAAACAACGCTTTTATAGAAAGAGAATAGTGTAGAATCAAATCCCCTTAGATTGGCGGCTCTAACGACATCGTGGCGGTCTAAGGTAGTAGCGTTACCAGAAGGGTAAGAGGCTGAAATAGCGCAATACAGGTGGCGAAGATAGTGCCTGTGCCTCGCAAGACTGTCGGGTGAGCGATTCCGCAATGGGAGAACTTTGAAGGCAAACCTAGGTAGGCTAGGTGCGCTTAAACCGCTTGGGAGTAGCTTAAAAGCAACATACTAAAAAATTTAACTAGACTTATTTAAGACTATTGGGCAAACTACATTTACTCAATAACGAGTAAACATTTAAGGGGAAATTAAATGAGAACAAACGACCAGCTTCTAGCAGATTTAAAGGCAAGTAAAGAGTTAGGCTTGCCATTTGTATTGACTGCTGAAGAAAAGGCTAGGGCATTTGGTGATGCAGAGTGGCCTAATCGCGATACAACCGCTAGAATTAAAGAAATGTGCTTACGATACAAAGCTGGCTTGGCTTTATCTAAAAGCGACATTAAAGAAGTAAAAAAACATTTAAGGGGAATTAAATGAAAGACTTTTTACTAGCTTGTTTGTTAGGTGGCATTTTGGGAGCAATGGTTGGATATGCAGTTCCATCTCATGCCCAGACTTTTCTTTTAACTAGCCCACAAGGTTACAACATGGGTACGGTGCAAATTCAAGGCAATACAGCCCAGTTCGTAAACCCACAAGGTTTTATTACACAAACCGCAACTTTGTATAATAATCAAGTGGTTATCACAACTCCAAATGGCGTTACAACTACAGTAATTGGCAATACTGGATATACAACACCGCCAAGCCCATCAACACCAATGTCACCAAGGGTGATGCAGTAATGTTTGACGAGTTCTGGTCGTTATACCCAAAGAAAGTCGCCAAAGGCGCAGCAATGAAAGCCTGGCAAAAGTTAAACCAAGCCGAGAAAGATGAAGTAATGGCACAGTTGCCAAACCATCTCAAATATTGGAAACTAAAAGGTACGGAAAAAGACTACATTCCTTATCCCGCCACATGGTTGAACCAAATGCGGTATTTGGATGAGCTAGACTTTGAAGTAACCAAAAAGCCACCAAGTTTGCCTTGGTATTCGACTGATGAATTGACTCTTGCTAAGGCTAGAGAATTAGGAATAACGCCTTATGCAGGAGAATCTTTCGCCCAATTACGACAGCGAATTTCGACATCAATCAGCCGTCAGGCAGTTGTGTAAATGGCGACACGAATGGGGATTAGCAAAGTTTAGGTCTTATTTGCAGAAATACAACTGGTCGCAAGAAATCATTGACGATTTTTACGAACAGTTTAGACTTGGTAACAAAGGGGAAAAAGGATGTTGGAAAAAACAATCATCGCAGCAACAGGACTTGGGTATTTGATGGTAGGCGTATTGCAATTACGCAAAGGTTCTATACCTAACGCTATGATTTGGTTGGGATATTCTTTTGCACAAGTTGGTTTATGGATGGCACTTAAATGAAAGAATTTGACCCACACAATGCTTATGACACGATTGAGCGCATAAAAAAACAATACGCCCAGGCTGAAGGATTAGCTGCTGGTCTTGAAGCAAAGAAAAAAGCCATTATTGCCATTATGATGAAAAAGTCGGGTGAGCAATCACTTGGGGCGCAAGAGCGAGAGGCTTATGGTTCTGCTGAATATGCTGAATACTGCGAACAAATTGGTGAAGCCACAGCAAACAAAACTCTATTAAAATTAGAAATCACCCAAGCGCAAATGGAGTTCGAGGCTTGGCGTTCAGAACAAGCGACTAACCGAAACCTAGAAAGAATAACAAGATGAAACAAGATTACTCAGAAAACTACCTTCAAATTGCTAAATTACTCAAGGCTTATCACAACGCTACGCTTGTCAAGAACTTTGAAAAAGCCACCAAGATTGCCCACGAATTAGCTGATGAGACTATCAAGCTAGAGTTCAATACATACGACCAAATTAGGAACTCATGGCTAAACTAATGCGAAATATGTTTGCCACGCATACTGACTATGCGGATTTTAAAGGCATCATACCTAGCAATCCATTGTTTGTGCCAAGTAATGTAGATGGCATCTGTGAGCGTAATGGTCATTTCTTAATAATGGAATGGAAACGCCCAGATGAGAAAGTAAGCAAAGGCCAAGAGATATTGCTCAAAGCATTAGCTGAAAACCCACGATTCATCGTGACAATCATTATCGGCAATACAGACAATGGCACACAGATTGATAAATATTTTACTGTTGGCATAGATGGAAAATGCGCCCTAGCTGGTGTAGGGTTTGAACAATTTAAGGCGTTTTATCGCCAATGGTACGAGTGGGCAGATGGCAATATACCGAAACAAAAAGCTGCTTGAAATCGTCAGGCAATTACCTTGCCAACATTGTGGAGTAGAAGATGGAACAGTTGTCGCAGCACATTCAAATCAGCTTCGAGATGGTAAAGGCAGAGGACTTAAAGCACATGATTACCGAATATCGGCACTCTGCTACAAATGCCATGCGGAAATCGACCAAGGAGCGTTACTCAGCAAATCTAGCCGTATTGAAAGATGGGAAGAAGCACACCGCAAAACTATTGGCGAACTATTTGAAAGAGGTTGGTTAAAGCTCTAAGGGGTCGAAACCTAGCTCTGATATTTTAGCTGCTCTGCGCCTAAATGTAGCATCATGTTTAGTCCAAGCATCGGTAATTGTTCCGCTACGACTCATGTGTATGCACTCATGTAACAATGTAGAAATAACCGTTGTCAGCCAGCCACATCGAGCATCAGAAATAGTTATGATGTGTTCATAATCTCCGCCATCATCGTAAAGATATGTTCCCATAGTTTCAGGGTCAGAATCCACAATAAATTTAATTTCTTCAGGCAACGGCAAATTCCACTTATTAAGCGGTTCACATAGCATCAATGCGCTGTATAAATTTTTTAATATTGATGGCGTTAATTTCATGATAAATGCTTGAGTTTTGCGTGAGGTATTACAGTACGAGTATCGGTTGAATGTGCGCCACAAGCCTTACATTGATAACGCTGGTAAGCACCTGTCGTAGTATAACGAAATCCTTTGCTAAGCAGACTAGGCTTGGAACAAGTGGGACAAACAAACCCATCCCTGTCTTTCATCATTATTGTCTTGTTTAAAGGGGTTTTAATCCAAGGTGTGAGGCGGTTATATAGCTTTTCAAGCAATATCACATCCTGAATATTATATTCTTCCATTGTTTTCCAGGCTTTTTTATCGCCATTCATACATTTAACCCAAAGAATATGACCTTCATGGTCTTTCTTTTTACCTAATCCAAGGCGTTGGGCCACATAATCTAACTTGTTGCTTGGAAATCTAAACTGGCTTCTGACAGTCCGCAACAGGTCAATCTGTTTGATTGGCGGTGGCGGTGGCATTTTATGAACCAAAAACTCTTTATTCAGAGTCGGTATATCAAACTTTGAGCCGTTGTAATGCACTACCGCATCAGCTTCGCATAGCATGGCATGAACGCCCTCTAACATCTTTTTGGCATCGTTTCGATGAACTGAATCAAAATAAACATCTTTATTGCCTAGCCATTTAGCCGAGTAACACATCGTGTATGAAGATTCTAATAATTGGGACAATCCCACATTCTGTTGCCAAATACCCCAGACATGGGCTAAATTGGGTGAAGTTTCAATGTCAATTAACAGTATCTTCAAGGTTTACCCCTTATAATCAATAAGTTACTGAATACTAACCTATCTATATGTCATTTGCTGTCAAAAAAACCGATAAAAATCAAGCGAATGTTGTAAAAGCGCTACGAGACTTTGGTGCTGATGTTTATTCTTTGCATACAGTTGGAGGAGGAATACCCGACCTCTTGGTGCTTTACGAAGGTCATACCTTGCTTTTCGAGGTTAAAGACGGAGCAGACAAGAAGCTAACACCGCTTCAAATCAAGTTGTTTGCTAATTGGAAAGGTGGGCATTTGCACAGGGTAAATTCCCCAGAAGAAGCGGTAGAGATTCTTAAATCCTTATGCTAAACACTTATTATCAAGTCTTTGAAAAGGCTTTGCCTAGCGACTTTTGTGATTACATTGTCAAGACGACTGATTGGAATAGCGCCCAAGAAGCCAAAGTTAGGCGCAATGGTGATGAACTAGACCCTATTGCAAGAATCAGCCAAAACATCTGGGCAGATAAAAATTCCCCAATAGGTTGCGTTGCACAAACTTACATAGGGCTGGCAAATCGTATATGGAACTATACACTTAATCGTATAGAGGACATCCAAATGACCGAATACAAACCAAAAGGTCATTACGACTGGCATATTGATAGCTTTGAGCCTGTAAATGGAGAGCAAAGAAAATTATCCATCAGCATCTTGCTAAACGATGAATTTATCGGTGGCGGTTTAGAAATCAACGGAAAATTCAAAGAATCTGTATTAAAATCGAAGGGAGACATTGTTGTTTTTCCGTCTTTTTTAAGTCATCGAGTCGTGCCTGTTGAGTTAGGCACTCGATATACCGCAGTTTCATGGGCTTATGGCCCTGCATTTAGATAGGATTGATATGCCTTTAGACAAATCTGGTAGTTCAGCATCGGTAGGCCGCAACATTAAGGCGGAAGAAAAAGCGGGCAAAAATCGTAAACAGGCTCTTGCTATTGCTTTAAATGTAGAGCGTGATAATGCTAAAGGCAAGCGCAAAGCCAAGCTAGAAGAAGCCTATGGCAAAGTATTGGGCAAAAAAGAAGCCCAACACAAAGATGCCGTAGAAATGTCCACAAAAAAACACATGAAAGGGTAACAACATGAAAAAAATGACCCATACATACAAAAAAGAAGATGCCATGTTGCGTGAAAAAACACCTTCTACGCTAGAAAAACAACAGGCAAAACGCCAAAAAGACAAACCAGCGCCAGAAATGGAAGCAGGTAAAGGCAATATTCTTATTGAGAAAGAGAATAAACGAGCCAAGCGCAGAGAAATGCTTGATAAGGCTATGATTGCTGCGATGAAAAAAGAAGGCAAAGACCCTTACTAAAATCTGTTGTAGAATAAAGTCTTACAAATCAATTACTTGAGAATGTATGGACAATAAAGTGTCGAAATCTGTAGAAAAGAATTTAAACAGGGCTGGAAGAAAGCCAGGAGTGCCTAATAAAGCCACTCAGGAGGCTCGTGAAGCCGTTAAAGCTATTCTTGATAGCAACCTACCTTATATTCAATCGTGGATTCAAAGCACCGCAGAAGGCATCTTTGACGATAAGACTGGAAAGTGGATTGTTCAGCCTAATCCAGCTAAGGCTTGTGAGATTGTTCAGAATTTAGTTGAATACTCTGTTCCTAAACTAGCCCGCACAGAAGTTGTGGGTGATGAGAAAGCTCCTCAACGCTTGGTGGTGTCTTGGAAGAAATAGTCCAAGAGGTAGAACTAGACTACCAACCTCGAAGCGTATTTTTAGATTTCCACGATAGAACTCAGCGTTGGGCTGTGATTGTCGCCCATCGTAGGTGCGGTAAAACGGTCTCTTGCATCAATGATTTAATCTATAAAGCACTAATTGAGGGCAAAGAGGATGGTCGCTATGCCTATGTTGCACCATATTACAGCCAAGCAAAAAATATCGCATGGGACTACCTGTTAAGGTTTAGTCAGCCAGTATTGGCTAAAGCCAATCAATCTGAACTATGGGTGGAACTAATAAATGGAGCAAGAATTCGTCTCTTTGGCGCTGATAATCCTGATGCTTTACGAGGTCTTTACCTCGATGGGATTGTGTTAGATGAGTATGCAGATATGCGCCCTCGTATTTGGGGCGAGATTATTCGGCCTTTGCTGGCAGACAGACTTGGATGGGCAGTTTTCATTGGAACGCCTAAAGGTCATAATGCTTTCTGGGAGCTATACAACACCGCTTCTAACGACACAAACTGGTATTGCAAGACCCTAAGGGCTAGTCAGACTGGATTGTTGGCTAAGTCAGAGCTTGATGACGCTGCCAAATCCATGACGCAAGACCAATATCTGCAAGAGTTTGAGTGCGACTTTGAGTCAGCCATCATTGGTGCTTACTATGGTAAAGAGATGCGCCAGCTTACTGATTTGAATAGGATTACCAATGTCGAGCATGACCCAATGTATAAAGTATTTACAAGCTGGGACTTGGGGTATAGCGATGACACCTCAATCTGGTGGTGGCAAGTCATTCGTGGCGAAGTCAGATTCCTTGAATATCATGGAAGCAATGGTCAGCCTGTCAGTTTCTATACAGGACTCATTCAAAGTAAAGCTGCCGAGTTTG